TGGGTATCCCATAACTCTAAGCATGGGTGCATTTGGATCTTCTGTAATAAGAATAGCTGGTTCATGAACCCAATCATTATCAAAAGCTACTCTAAAAGGAAGACCACCTTTACCATTTTGTGCAGTAGGGTCAACTAAAAGTTCAGTAATTCTAAACTCTACGTCTGCATCTCCTACTAATTCCCACTCATAATCATCAGTACCTCCAGGTAATACATTGTAATTACCAGAAGCCATAGTCATATAAGTGAATTTCTTATTTACTAAGTCAGAACGTAAATCAGAAGAAAACAGTTGTGCTGTTTTTACTCCAAAATTATAAGGTTTGTAATTTCTAAATAAAGAAGCGTGAGCAATGGAGTCATAGTAACTACCTCCAAATCCTTTGTACTCTGTTAAAGCTAATGCTGTATTTCGTCTTCTAGACATTGTAATATTATTATTCTAAAATAAGTTCAAACTCTTGATTGTTGTTCTGCTTTTTCTTATTTTTTATAGTAGCAGAACTAGATCTTGCAGAGAAATTATTTTTAATTCCTTTTTTGATCTTTTCTATAGGAGCTGAAAGAACTTGTTTTTTAAAGAGTTCCACATCAATTTCTCCTTTCTTTTCATCAAACTTACTTAAAAAGTGAGTAAGTTGTATCAAAGCTTTAGGATGTTGTGAAACTTTTTTAGAGAGTGCATTCAATTTACCGCCAAGAATAGTCTCAGCGATATTATGTTTAACTGTATCATCATAGCCAGTATTCTCTAGCTCTGTAGTTACAGATTGTGAAAAAGCTTTAAGCCTTACTTTTCTTGCTCTTCTTGCTTCTGCTTCTTCTTCTATTTTCTCCTCAGCTTTCTGAGAATCCTTTCTTTTTTCTAAATCATGTAAAGCTTTTACCTTAGATTCTAGTTTGCCTGTATCTTCCCAAGTATCAATAAGAACAGTTGCATCTTCTGCTTCTTGTCCCCTACTTGTTAAGACTTTCTCTGCAAAACTTCTTTGTCCTTCTACAGTCGAAATATCTAAAGTCAGATAATCTGCAGGACTATGTTGAGTAATAAACTCTCTTAACTCCTCCCAAGTAGCATTCTCTTTATTATATGCGTACTTTAATACATTCTGTAAAGGTTCTGGGAATTGTTCAAAAGTCTCTTTAAAAATAGTATCAGGTAGTTTTTCAAAAACTTCATCTAGTTTTTCAAAAGATCCATCGAAATCCTCTTGTTCTCCGATAAATTTCTTTTCAATTAAAGTCTTATAAACTCCTACTGCTGTACTATCTTCTTCCTCAGAGTATACATATCCTTTATCATCATCTTCTTCTGTCTCAACTACAGGCTCTTCTGTTTTCTTTTTTACTTCAAATTCTAAAGGTTCTTCTGTAGATTCTTCTTCCACTACAGGTGGAGTATCCACTTCAACCTTTTCTTCAACAATCTCTTCTTCAATTTCAATAACTCCATCATCGTCAAAAAAATCAAACTCTGGTGCTATATCTTCATCAATATTATCTATTAACATATTTATATATTTTACAAATATAAAGTTATTTGGAATTACTGTCAAGTCTCTAAACTTGGATAACTTACCTTTATCTCCAAAGTTTAAAAATTATGACTTAGGTTCAGTTGTTTTATTTGCACTTGCTTGTTTTATAGCAAGTTCTTTCTGTTTAACTGCTTTTTCATCTATTATTTTAGCTTGTTCCATATTCAATTTCCTGTTCTCTCTCTGGGCCTTATCTTGTTCCATTTGCATACTGTGCATTGCCATGACAGCTTCAAGTGGATCAGGAATACCATCTTGGTCTTTATTTAAGTCTTCTTGGAATTTATAAACATCAATCATTTTTTCTTGAAGACTATACTTTCCTTCTAAATGTATCTTTTCTATTTCGTGTGCTTGTCCATCTTCTCTAGACTCAATCTCCATTTGTTGATTCTTCTGTGCAGCTTTCTCAGCTTGTTCTTGTTGTTGAGCAATTCTATCTTGTTGCTTCTTAGCTTCAACTTTTATCATCTTATGAATCTCTTGTGGAGAGTCTCCTGCTGCAATAGACTTAACAAGTCCTGACATAAGTTCCATTCCATCTCCTGCATTCTGTCCAAAGGCATGAGTCAGATTTAACATACTATCTCTGTATAACTTATCTTGTCCTCCTAAAGATAGGAACAAACCTACATCATTATAGTCTAACTTATCAGGAGTTATTTTAAGTAGTTCTTGAGTGTCATTAGGAGTTATATAATGAATAAAGTGTTCTTTCTTTCCAGTATCTTCAAAGATCTTTTCCATGTAAATCCTAAATAACTTTAACCATTCACTTAATGCTCTCTTCCATACAGAAGAATGAAAGTAAAATACAGGCTCTGTAATGTGATAAGACATTGCAATAGCATTCTGATTGTCTGTTACATTACTTCCTGCAGTAAAGTTAGCTTCTCTTTGAGGGCTAAGTCCCATAGACATAGATATTTCTACATCTAATAATTCTAACATTTGAGTCAAATTAATCAGTTCCATTGCTGTACCTGTCATGTTAGATTTAGAACCTGGACTTCTTGTGGCTGGGGGCAATCCATTGGAAGACTGTGAACCAGAGTAGATATTTATACCTAATCTTTTCATATAAGTCCTCCATATTGCTACTTTATCTCTCCCAGGAATAGGTTCTCCTTCGGAGTCAAGTGCTAGATAGTCAGGAATTTGGTCTACATCTATGTCTAAAACAAACCCTTGATACTTAGCTAATTCTCTTGATTGTATCTTTTTTACAAATAAATACTGGAATAAAGGAGGGAGTGCTCTGGAGATAATGGATTGTCCTTTAGCATTAAAGGAAGAAAGTACTCCTCCTTTATAAGAAAGTTCAAAACTCTCATAAGGACTTTCAATATTAAAAGGCTGGTTAGGAACTTCTCTACAGTCTACATATATATCCTGACTTAATCTAGTTATTTCATATCTCCTAGGAATCCACATAGTCTCTGCTTTGAAACTTATTCCTAACATTTTATTAACCCAAGTATGGACTTCAGTTTCTAGCCCAAATTCATTCTTATTAGTAGTTTTCTCTGCGTGTGCAGGTATCTCAAAATCAGGCGGGGCTACTTCTTTTATCATATATCCTGTTTCATCAGGAAACTCTATAAAGATTAATTTCTTATATGCTACAAATTCTATGTGAGTTTTCCATACTAATCTGTTAGTATGATAGTTTTTACTTGAACCTTCATCCTGAGAATGGCCTACTCTCTTATTTCCTGTATCAGCATTTTCTTGATACATCATCTGAGTAGTATTATCAAACTGCATCTTAGCATGTTTGCCCATTACATCATGATGCTTATTTACTCCTAAACTAGAAGCATAGTTGTAAACTCCTAACTCTGCAATCTCTTGATCAGTTAGTTTATGAACATACTCATTATAAATATCAGCAATAGTAACAGCAGTCTTTCTCCAGAAACTACTTCCTTTCTCTACTTCAAAAGTATTAGGAGATTTACAATAGCCACAAAATAAAGGATTAACTACATCAATATAAGGCTTTCCATATTTCCAACCTACATAAATAAAAACCTTATCACTAGCTAACAAGTGTTTCATAGTTACTTGTTGCTTAGTTTTTAAATCTTGTGCATACTTACAATACTTTAAAGCTTTAGTATTTAATATCTCCCACTCTGACAAAAAAGATTTAGAAGCTATATCTTCTGGAGATTCTTGAGTAGTATATTGTTCAACATACTCTTCTATTTCTCTTTCCTTTTTCCCAGCTTGTTTCATCTTCTCTATTTCTATCTGCAAGTCTGCTCTTTCTTGGATAGACTTTCTGATAGCTGCAACTTGTTCCTTAGTTTTATCCTTGATTTCTTTATCTGAAATAAGAATAATTTTAGGGTCATCATCTCTTTTCAATAGTTCCCCTAAGAAAGTATTGACTTTGGTATGGATCTTATTGTAAGGAATTACAGTATCTTTAGAAAAATCTAGTCCTGACATTTCTTCTGAACCTAAAGGATTACAGAAATCATCTAACTGACTTTTAAATCCTTCCAAATTATTATTTAATACTTCATAAGCCAACTTCATTTCAGAATAATCGTCCACTACACAACTGTCAAAAGGAAGTAAATATTCTATATAGTCTTTGAACCATTGACAATCATTTTTATACTTATGAGACTCACTAACTTTTAAATTAAAGATAGGCTCATTAAAGTCACTTTTCTTATGGTATTTAAGGTTATTTTTCATTATTGTTATTTAAAGATAATTCTAGTCCTTCTTGATACCAATCTCTTTCTTGGACTGTAGTAATTTTATTTCGCAATGCCAGCCCCATTTTAAGATTGTTAGCAAAGAAAGATAAAGGATTCTTTTGTAATTTTTTCAATTTACTTTGATATAAAAGTTTATGTTCTTCTTCTCGAATATATAAAGGATAACCTAACATAGAAGATATTGCATCAAAGTTACCATCTATGTCATAGTGCTTTATTTGCCTGACAGAAAATATACAAGGAAGAGTTTCTATGAACCTAACTTTTCTATCTGCTAATTGTATTTCTTCAAGAAGTAAGTCAGCTAAATCATCTATCATAGGAATCTTAGCATGTTTGTTTCCTACTATAAACCCATATTGAGTTATGCTTTTTTGCTGAGTTTTATCTCCTTTTTCGTACTGTGGTCTAAGTGAAAGTAAATTGGTCTTCTTTTTCTTTACAAAAAATCCTCTACAGAATTCTCCTCTATTAGCTTCATACCAAAGTCCTTGAGGAGGATTACCATAAAAGTGCATGAGTTTTTCTAAGTTTTGATAGTATTCTTTTTTTCCTCCTTTGGGCTTGCCTATATAAGTTGCTACTAAAGGAGAGTTAGTTATCAAGTGCCAATACTTAGGAGCTACCCACATGTGAGATACTCCTAAAGAAGCTCCGTCTTCCCAGTCATCTGAGACATAAGGATCATGAGTAAGTATGTACATATCATTAGGTACTACTCCTCTTACTTTTATTAGGAAGTCATATATTTGTATACTTCCTTTTAAAGACTTTCTTATTTGATTAGATTCAATAGGAAATTCAAAGAAAGGTTCTGCTTCATGGTCAATGTTATAATCTACTCCATTCCACTCTCCTTCTGCACTCCACTTTAAAGTAATAGACTTTCCTATATTTTCATAGTGATTATTTCTGAAAAGTATTCTTTCTCTTTCTTCAGCTTCTTGGGAAGGAAGTAAAGTTCCTTTATCACTCTGCCACATATCCGAAATCTTACTCGGATAATTCATTCTATGAACTCTTAGTACAGATGGGTCACTACTTGAAGCAGCTATATCATATCTTTCTTGGGCATAAGCTAAAGCTTTTTCTACATTTGTATTTCCATTCTCATCTTTAAACTCTCCCATAGTCATGTAGGAAGGTAAGAAAAATCCTACAGGAGTATCAGTTCCATCATAATCATCTCTGTATTCTAGTATCTGATAATCTCTAGGATGCAACATCATTTTTCTGGCAGGAAGAATAGTTTCCATATTACCAGAAGTTCCAAGAAAAGCTTGAACTCCAAATTGAGTTACTCCAGTTCTTACTGTTGCTTTGTTAGAGTTATAAGCCTCTATTAACTTTTCTATCAATCCTATCTCCTCATAATATACATCAGTATATCTACCACCAGCTCCTGACTCAGCTCCATCTCTTTTCTGAGAAGAATAAGTTACATGAAATAATTTAGACTTAGTTCCAAATCCACCTTGCCAACGACCATTAATATTCATTTCATACTCATGTCGCCAAGCATTGTCTTTATTGTTAGGATTAATACTTCCTTTCATATCTTTAAAGAAAGGACTTGGAGTATAATCATGCTGCCCAGATTTTCCCCGAGCTCCAAGTTCTTCTTTAGTGCCTAACATATCCATTGCA